TGGCCGCTGGGGCATGAACGAGAAGGACAACCTGTTGTGTTGCGAGACTATCAGGTGGAAATTATCAATGAGTTTCTGCAGAATCCGCAAAGCCTGCAGGAGATTGCAACCGGTGCTGGCAAGACCTTGATCACAGCCGCGTTGAGCTGGCAAGCAGAAAATTACGGACGCAGCATTGTTATTGTACCCAACAAGAGTTTGGTAACACAAACAGAAACAGACTACCGCAACTTGGGTTTGGATGTGGGAGTTTACTTTGGTGATCGCAAAGAATGGGGACGCCAACACACAATTTGTACTTGGCAGTCACTTAACAACTTGTTAAAGAATACCAAATCCGGCGAAGCTGAAGTTACTATACAGGATTTTTTAGAAGATGTAGTGTGTGTTATTGTTGACGAAGTACACATGGCCAAGGCTGATGCATTAAAGACCCTGTTGACAGGCGTAATGGCACATATTCCCATTAGATGGGGATTAACTGGTACTGTGCCCAAAGAGGATTTTGAATTTCAATCCTTGCATGTCAGTCTTGGTCCGGTGGTGGGACGTTTACGTGCCAGCGAATTGCAATCGCAGGGTGTGCTGGCACAGTGCCATGTGAACATTGTGCAGTTGGTTGATCATGTGGAATACCGAGACTATCAGAGTGAGCTTAAATATCTAGTTACAACACCCGAACGCATTGATGCCATTGCTCGATTAATAGACAAGATTAAAGATTCCGGCAACACTCTTATCTTGGTAGATCGAATTGAAACAGGTAAGATTTTACAAACACAAATGAGCAGTTTGTTTAGCTTACTGAGCGATCAACCCGATGTAGTGTTTGTGTCGGGTGCAACCAAAGCCACCGACAGAAAAGATGAATACGACGAAATTGCCACCAGTACCAACAAGATCATCATTGCCACTTACGGTGTGGCAGCAGTGGGTATCAACATACCGCGTATCTTTAACTTGGTCATGATCGAATCGGGCAAGAGCTTTACCAGAGTAATACAAAGTATTGGACGCGGTATTAGAAAAGCCGAAGACAAGGATCATGTGGAAATCTGGGACATAACTTCAACTTGCAAGTTTGCTAAACGTCACTTGACCAAACGCAAGGCCTTTTACAAAGATGCCAATTATCCGTTTACTGCAGAAAAACTTAACTGGATAAAATAATATGCATTGCCGAGCACATTTGGTATCAATGTCTGTATGGCCCAATAACAAGATTGCACCTTGTTGTGTTTGGGATGGCGAACCATATCAAGACGTGGAATCCATGAAGACCGATCTTAATCAAAAATTCAGTTCGGGTAATATTCCTACATGGTGTCAAAATTGCACGTATAAAGATGGACTAACACAATACATTCCTGAAAAAGGATTACAACTGTTAGACATACGCAACGACAATATTTGCAATCTCAAATGTCGAAGTTGTGGACCTCAATGGAGTAGTCGGTGGGCGAACGAACTTGGGATATTACCAATTCGTTCGGAACATCATTATGACTTTAAAAATTTAGATTTGTCTAATTTAAAATCTGTATACTATTGCGGCGGAGAACCTTTTCTATCCAATCAGCATACAGACATTCTTAATTTGATTCCTGATCCATTGAATGTGAAATTAATTTACAATACTAATTGCACCACTTTACATTATAAAGATCAATATATTCCTGACCTATGGAAAAAATTTAACAGTGTCTTGGTCAATGTCAGTATAGATGCAATCGGCCAGGCCGCTGAAGTAGTACGTAGTGGAACCGATTGGCATCAGGTAGAATCAATTTTTTCTCAATTGTGCGAAATAAAAAATAAAAACAAACACATAGGTATTTCTTTAACACCAGTATTATCTGCACTAAACATCTGGTGGTTTGATCAATGGTTGGAGTATTTTGATTCTTGGCAAATAGATCAAATTTGGCCTATCACTGTCAACAGTGGAAATATGATTAGTCTTAGTTCGATACCCGTAGCTCTTAGGCCTCCCATAATCAAGATGCTAGAAGAATCCAAGTTTTCTGTCAAGTTTCGACCTGCTGTTGATATATTAAAAAAAGACGACTCATCCCAGCTATGGTCAAATTTTGTTAATAATCAGATTGAGTTAGATCTACGTAGAAATGAAAATTGGCATCACTTATTGCATTCTAGTCAATTTTGGGCTTGACTTTTCTGTAAACAACATGTATACTAACAACATGAGAATATTAACTTTAGATAACCTGGCCTACGATTTAGATACACTTCCGGAAGAAGTGGATGACATGCGATTTGCGATCTTGGACAACAGCGATCCTCACAATCCCGACTATCATTATATTCCACTTATCTTTTTGGAAAGTTTTAATGCGCCGGCTTTGGTATTGCAAATTGGTGAACACACTGTCAAAATGCCCATGGACTGGCGAATCCTCATTGGCGAACCCGACGGTGGCGACCTAGAAGTGTTGCCGCTGACCAGCATCAATGATCGTGGGTTCAAAGCATTCCAATTCAATCCCTTGACCAGTTTCCGTCCCAGTTTCCCTGGCATTGAAATTGTAGATGTTTATCACGACGTGGCTTGGTATGCACCCAAACTCAAAAACGGTCAGATGCTGAGTGTTCCATTAGATGATAGCCACAAACCCGACTGTGTATACTTTGTCAAGGACATCAGCAGGAACTGCGAAATTTTAGATTACAACAAGGCCTGGTAAAATGACACAATATTCTGCTAAATCAACTACACCGGTTGCTAAAATTCGAGCTACCGAAACTGACAACGAAAAAAAGATCGACAAGCGTATCAGAAAATTAATAGACCAAGTGGAAGAACAACAAAAAGTCATTGACCGCATGCATCGAGATATTGTACGCTTGCGTGTAGCCATCAATGAAGTTTCGGCAAGGATCAAATGAGCAACGAAGAAAGCAAACTAGCACACGGGCGTCGTATTCAACAAAAAAATCGACACATTGCACGACAAGTACGAATTCGGCAGGCACACAAGTTTCCTGGCATTAATACTGGCAAGATGGATAGCCCGCATCGTTATCACAAGACATCGGGTGTAACCTGCGGCGATAGTCACTGTGCCATGTGCGGTAATCCACGCAAGTTTTTTAAAGAACCTACCATGCAGGAAAAGCGTTTTGCGCAAGATGTCGACACCGCACGTGATCGCCGCAGCAACGGAGTTGCTACCGATGAGTGAAGAAAGAACCCCCCAGTTTGCTAAAAAATTAGACTTTTTAAATAATCATTTTCTTTATTTGTGTAAAGATCGACGAGTATTAGAAGTTGGATGTTTTTGTGGAGAAATTTCAGAAGAAATTCAAAAGCACAATCCTCGAGAATTAATAATGTTGGAAGCAGCAGCAACATCGGCTGCAGTTGCACAACAAAGAGTACCAGAAGCCCGAGTCATTGTTGGAGACATGCACGAAGACTTGGATCAAGTCGGTACAGTTGATATGGTTTTGTTGTTGGGAGTCATATATCATAGTCATGCTCCGCTTCATATCTTAGAACATATGGTCAAGCATAATAATCCACAGATTGTTATTATCGACAATCCTGGTAACGCTTTCGAAGTACGCAACGAAGTGCCAAATCACCCTGGCATGAGATATGTTACTGATGACCGCCGAACTTGCCAATTGATTATGAATATTTCTGATGAAATCCTAATTTTGGCTATGAAAAATTTAGGGTACGAATTAATTGATCAAAAGAAATATCCTCTTGATAGCCTGATTTCCGATGCTCCAATTTTTTATTTTGAGAAAGTATGAGTGACAAGTTAAACATTGCCAATGAGATGAAGCAGTTGGATCTCAAAAATCGCCAATTTTATAATGATCTGACGCCCGAAGAACGCAAAAAGTTTTCTAACTTTCTTATGATTCGTTGGGGCAGCAGTGTTCAAGGTCCGTCGGAATTGCAGGAATATTATGTGCAAAGTTGTAATCATTACTTCAACAAACATTTCTTTTCTATAAACAAGCATCCTGAACTGCAGTGGCTTTGTGCTACTGCTGTCAGTCCCGGCATGGGCGTACATAGACATCAGTGGATTGCACCCAAGAAGAAAGAAGGCAGCAACAGCGCCGTTAGAAAAAAATTAGCAGAGTTTTATCCCAACATGAAAGACGATGAGTTGGATCTCTTGTCCAAGATAACAACCAAACAAGAGTTAGATGATTATGTTAAAGCGCACGGTACCGAAGTAAAGAAATAATTATGAATGCAGTTGTATTCGCAAACGAGAAAAAAATTCACGCAATGAAATTTGAATGCCAATATTGTAATAAATCTTTTGTGAAAGAAACTACACTAATGGTGCATGTCTGCGAGAAAAAGAAACGCTATCAAAGTCAAAATGAGACCGGCATACAGATAGGATTACGTGCTTATCAAAAGTTCTATGCAATGAATTCAGTCACAGGTCGTCCCAAGTCATTTGACGATTTTGCAGACAGTCCATACTATCGTGCGTTTGCACGTTTTGGACAATATTGTGTCAGTATACGTGCTATCAACATTCTTCGATTTGTAGAATGGTTGTTAAAAAATAACAAGAAGATCGACTACTGGTGCAAAGACAGTGTCTACGGCGAATACTTGTTGGAACATCTTCGTGTTGAAAATCCCATGGACGCTGTTCAGCGAGCTGTTGAAAACAGTATTGATTGGAGTGAACGCACAGGGAATCCCCCACACGATTATGTGAGATTTGGCAATGACAATGCATTGTGTTATGCTGTTACTACAGGGAGAATTTCTGCCTGGGTGCTGTACAATTCCAATTCAGGCATTGAGTTTTTGAGCAGACTAAACAGCGAGCAGCTTGCCACAGTTTGGCCGTATGTTGATACAGACTTTTGGCAAAAACGATTTCGAGATTACCCAGATGATGTTGATTATATTAAATCTATTCTTAATAAGGCAGGATGGTAATGATTTGCATTAACTCAACCGGTCTGGTTACTCAGTGGATACAAAACTATAAAATTTGGAGAGATGTACAAAAATTTTATAACAACCGAGAACATCTAGAAATTGCGCACAGTGACATAGGTGTTTCCTGTTATCATTACACCAACGTGGACCAAATTAACAGTGATCCGTCCTCTGTAATTGTTATC